ACCGAGTATCTTTGACACTCATTGAGAACCCTACGCCAATCGGGAAAGTGCTTGTTGATAAGTTCGGCAAGTACTTTTTTATCAGCCTCAACCCGTTCTTGCTCCAGTATGTAATTAACTCTTTTGAAAAACTGAGAAGCAATTGTTGCTTTTTGTTTTCCATTTATTGAAAAGTCAATGACGGCACAACGACTATGTAACGGTTCGATGATTTTATTTTTGTAATTACAGGTGAAGATGAATCTACAGTTCTTGCTAAACTCCTCAATAGAGGCTCTAAGTAAGAGTTGTACATCGGGAGTGGTATTGTCTGCCTCATCAATAATAATGACTTTATGTTTCGCACTTGAGGTAAGAGATACCGTTGAAGCAAAATTCTTTGCGGAGTTACGCACAGTATCGAGAAATCTCCCTTCATCTGATCCATTGATAACATAAAAATCTGCTCCTAATTGATTACATAAAGCTTTTGCTACTGTGGTTTTTCCTATACCTGGTGGACCAGAAAGAAGCATATTAGGGATCTCGCCTTGAGATAAAAAATCCTGAAACGTTTTTTTAATGTTTTCAGGTAATATACAATCTTCAATTTTCTGTGGTCGGTATTTCTCAACCCAAATAAAGTCACTCATAATAAAGAATCTATTTTTATGTAGCTTGGATTTGTCAAATGTATGTTAATTGCGATACTAGTTTTTCTTTCAGAACTTGCTAGAAGAGGTGATCTATGAGGTACATGTGATGGGAATATTATAACATCCCCTTCACTAATATCCTCAAATTGAAATATTTTATTGTCTTTTGTATCTACAAACTCTGTACTATATTTTGGATCTGGTAACTCTAACATATAAGACAAAGATAAATTACTACCTCCATGTATATGCCAATTATGAATATCATTATTATGATATTGTTGAAACCAAACATTAGATATAAGAAGATCTATAGCATAATAATGTTCCAATATATCATTCAATAAGGGTTCCCAATTTGAATGTAAAATATCAAAGTACTTATTCTGACTAGGATTCCAACAGATATCATCAAAAAAATCTGTTTTAGTCACATTATCAGGACAAGGATTTATTTGCTCATAATCATCAATTATATCTAATATATCAGATTTTATTTTAGAATGAGTTGATAAAGAATGTTTCCAGACTAAACTATCCAAAAGTAGAATCAGGCTCCAATGCGATGTAGTAAGTTAAATTTAAATTACTGTTATTAAATCTTGATAGAAGTTTAGAAGAAACAACAACATCATAGGCACCAGGAATAATTTTAATATTCTCAACTTTAAAATTAAATGAAAAAACTTTATCAGTCTCACCTACAACTATTGAATACTCATTAGAAGTATCATTCTTCTTATCACGAACAACAAGTTTAACAACACCTGCTTCACCAACTGCTGATAAATCAGGTAACTGATAGACTGCTGCTGCCTTAAGCAACTTCTCCAATGCAGTACTCTCCAATTGAAAATGTACATCTTCAGATGGAAGAGTAATTTGTTTTTCTGGAGGTGATATAATCACATTAGGATCAGCATAGAAATACTTAACTCTACGCTTTCCTTCTCTAATATTCAAATGAGATTCTTCTGTAAAATCCAATTCAGGATCTTGATGTAAACTCAATCCATTAAGAAATTGATTTAAATCATAAACACCAAACTGTCTAGGAAATTGTTCACCAATTTCTGCTTCGGCAAGAATATTCTTAGCAACAGACATTGTACGAAGTTGAGTTCCTTGTTTTACAAGGATGGAATTATTAATTCCAGCAAAGTTTTTTAGTATGTTTAAAGTACTATCAGAAAGTTTCATAACCACGGGTAGTTGTTTCTTTTAATTGCCCACTGAAGTGATAAAGTAGGAGTGAATAGTGTAGTGCTTTTAGTATATCACGTTTTGCTTGTCCTTTCTTATCATAGCGACTTAAATACTTAATCGCATTAGATCTACAGAATGATTCAGCATCTCCTACGGACTCAATAAGGTCAAGTGTCTGGACATTGTTTTCTCTGGAAGTATAATGTCCACCATATGTTGTAGAGATATAATCCTGAAGAGCTTTAATAGCTTCATCTTCTTTATATTTTCTAGGACCATCCTTTTGTATTCCAGGTGTTGTTGGAGAAGGAATATCTCCTATTGTAACTGAATCAGCATACGCAGGATAATTTGACATATCTATTGATACCTCTCCCAATTGAGTAGTATCAATAAAAAATGCATTATCAGTACATTCTGATGCAGTTGTTAATCCTATATTAACATCACTAAAATCAACAGTTGTACCACCGCTAATTGTATAGGTATCATTAGTAGCAGTTGTTACAATAGGATCATACTCATCACTCTCTAGTGATGTTATTGTATTGTTAGTCATTTCATCATCTCCATAAAGTTCGTCGTAAAGTAGACTCCAAGCATTAACCATAACAGAATAAAAAATCTTTTACAAAGGATTCAGATTTCTCTTCACCAAACTTTGTTTTCAAATATCCTCTAACTGGATCAAGTTTAGTCATATAAGCATCAAAATCCTTATAGACTGTAGTATCTTCACCAGTTGGTTTTTCCAATTCTAACATACTTTTGTACTTAGTCAAGTATTGTTTAAACATATCAAGATGTTCGTCAACTTCTTCTGGTTTACAATACCTAACAAAGATATTCTCGGAGAAGTGATTACCCATCTCAAAGAACCTATACTTACCATCATCTTTAGGTAATCCATCAACAGAGAACAAATACTTCTCTCTTGGATGCTGGAAATCAAATACAATAATAACCTTCTTATCAGTAAACTTCATTAGATCCATGCCGAAACAAGGCAGATCTGCTCCTGTTTTGGGATAGAGTATGGTATTGTATATGTCAGCGTTTGGATCGGTTATAAGTGCTTCTCTTGCCTTTATAAAGTGAGTACCCTCACGAATGTTTGCTAATAATTTAGCGTCTTTCCCTTCCCACCTTGCCCACTCTTCTACTACCCACAGATTGGGAAAAGTTTCTTCAAGTGCAGTGATATAATTTTTCCAAATAGTCATTAACAATCTAAAATCAATGTAGAATTATTATACACTATTCTTGGAGTTTCTCCAATATTAAAACTCATAGTTATTCTAAGAACATCAGATTTAAAAGGATATACACAATGTTTTAATGTATTTGGAAATAAAAATATCATTCCTGTTTTTGGAGATACCATGAAAGTACTATCATTATCATATGAAAATTCAATACAACCATTAGTTTTTGTTAAGAAAGTACTAGAATCTCTTTCTTCCTTTATCTCTTTAGGTATATCAACACATATTATAGCACTTATTGCTCCAGTATGTTGGTGTAATGGATTGTACTCATTACACCTATGAAAGTTTACCCAAGGTTGACCTGAGAATTCATACTCACAACTCAACTGATTTCCATCACTCAAAACATCATTTAACTTTGCAGATGATTCATCTGTAGAATCATGATATTTTTTTAACTCAAGTAACCTTTTAGCACGTCCCAATTCATAACTCAATACATGATCATCAATAAAAGACTTAAAAATATCAAGATCAAATATACCTTCTCTCTGCTTATCAATCTGCCCTACTAAATCTTTTCTCATACTTCTACCAAACTTTTCTGTTCTAGATAAACCATTTAAGAGGAATTGATTAAACTCCTCTGAAATGTAATTCTGATATACAGTAGGACCCCAAGGGTTTAATATAGTCATACACCTTCCTCAGTTGGTAATTGGAAATCAGCATCTACCTTATCATATAATTCGAGGAATGCTTGCTTAGTCTCATCATCAAATCTGTTAACACATACTTGAATCGCCTTTGCCTTATCATTAAAGATACTATAAGCACGTACAATATGTACCAATCTACGAGTACTAATGATCTCATCAATACCACCATCATAGAATGTTTTGCGGATGATGTCACCCCAATCCACAAGTTTGTCTAAGAATTTAACATCAGTTACATTATACTGTGAAGCAACACCACCAAGAATCTTTTTCTCTACTGATACAGGAGGATACTCTTGCTCAAAGGTTACAGGGAATCGTTCCAAGAATGCTTCGTTGAGCACATTAGTTCCAATGAATCGTCCATCATCTGAACCTTTGCCCTTAGTATTTGCGGTTGCGATGACGTTGAATCCTGCTCTTGGATTGACAAATCTCCCGATTTTTTTAAGAAAGATTCCATTGCCTTCAAGAATTGGCTGGAGGCAGAGAATTTTATTAGAGGCAAGGTCGATCTCGTCAAGGAGCAATATAG